TACTTATATGTGGCATAAGGTTTGTCTGAAATCATAGATTGGATAGACCTAAAATTGAATCCATCTTTTGTTTCAAAAAATAACATATCGGCACCAACCAAATCGGTCTTGGCTGGTCTCGCATAAGTTGATACCCAACTAATTGCTTCAAAAGGTTTCAAACGGGGCACCAAGAAGTCATATACTCCTGTTGTTTCTTCAATTTTGTTTATTTTCTTTTTATCAATTTTTAACTGTTCGGTTACTATTTCTTGAACTATGCTTGATATTTTTCTACCAACATAAGATTTACTAATTTTGATTTGTTCCGACAATAGTAGTTCTTCGGAACAAAAATAAAGTGTAAAGATTTGAGTGTTTAGATTTCCACCAGGAGACCTTTCTCCCATTTTGTATACACGGAAAATCTGGTCTGTGGTGTTAACAGAATCTTTGTATTTACCAAAATTGATTTCAATAAATTCATTTCCTGTTAATTGCATTAATTCTGGAAAGCCTTGGCCATCTAGTATTGTAATTGAACCAGATGTTACAAAACTATAAATGTCCTCATAGTAATCCAAAGATATGAGAAGTTTCTTTAATTCCATTCTTTGGCCATTAGCAAAAAGAAGATTTAAAGATTTTATCGCATAATCTTGAGGTCCAACAACACCTTTAATTTCTGTGGGAGAACCTGTTGTCTGTGAAACAGTTGCCATGTTTAAGCCGCCATCAATGTTTTAAATTCTTTTTCTAATTGGTCTGCATAAATTGAATTTACTAATTTAATGTTTCTGTTTTGTTCATTCAAATCTTGTTCGTATTCATAGATACTAACAGTAGATTTTTCTGTTACAACAGTTGAAGTGTAACCATTAGGTAAGGTGTATGTTCTAGTTGTTTCTGCCAAAAGAATGTATGCATCTTCATCAATAATAATTTCATCAACAGTTGTTGTTCCTGTGGAATTATCAGTAGTTGTTACGGTTTGCAGATAATGATGAATTTCTTGATTTGGATCAATACTTGGATATTTGCTTGCCATATAATCTTGAAATGTTAAAGAATTCATTGGCCAATTCCATTGTGGATCCAATATTTGATTTGCAAACAATACTATCCAATAACGATATGAATCTCCGTAATACTTATGTGCAATAATTTCAGGTGTATCACCTTCCTGAATATCATAATCATAGAACACCAAAGGATTCTGTAAAGTATCAGGTATCATACTAACCCTAGCCATAAGGTTAGTAAATATCTTTTGTCCTAACAAAGGCGTAGTATAAATTACTTTAGGTAATGTATCAAAATATTGCATTTTTAATAACCCTCTTTAATCTTGTTTCTATCAACAAGAGCATTTTCTCTAAAGGTTACTGTCATAGTTGTTTGAACAGGTGCGCCATCAGAATAAGTAGACCAACCATTTGGTGCAAAATTAACATCTATACCTGTAATAGCAGCTTCAGTAACTTTGTTGACGTTTGGATTTTCTTTACCTTTAAAAAGAAATTTAATATTAAGCACCGATGGTGGAATAAAAAACATACCACCTGTACCTTTGTTGATTGTTGGAGCTGCAGCAGTTCTAAATGCTTGAATAATTTTTTTAACAGTCTGTGCTTCTTGTTTGGAGTATGGTGTAAAAGTAAACGCCATTTGAAATTCTCTGAAATCGATGCCTTGAAACACCAACTGTTTCATTGGATTAACTGCAAGGCCTTGAGTTTTTAAAACTAATTTAGCCGCATCGGAATCTACCGCACCACTAACACCTTGAACAACACCAGCAGCAGTTTTACTAACCATGCCGGCCGCACCTTGTACTGCTTCTTGAATAGCCGACTTCAATTCAATATCATTGTAAGAAGCATTGTATTGAAATGCCATGGTTTCAGGCATATATAAATCTATGGTTTGAACAATTTTTGATTTTGGTGGTTCTAGAGTAAGTTTGGAAGCAGCTGCAGCAACTCCGTTACCAAATCCTTCGGCTGAAGAATAAGCACTTGCTACATTTTTTACAGATTCACTAATTCCTGTACCAATACTACTGAAATTTGTTTCTTTACCTTCTTGATAACCAACAGGCTGTACCTCAACAATTTCAAATCGAACAGAATGTCCTCTAGTTGCTGAACCCAAATCTCTAGGATATTGTAAGTTTCCGCCACCCTTTTTACCAAATAACATACCTAGGGGTCCATTAGTAACACTACCGGGTATTGTTACACCACCGATTGATGATGGGATTGATATGATTGCCATTGAGTCCTCTTGAAATAAAAGATATACATAGTATTTATATGGTTAACTTGGAAGTTTTATATGGCTTATAGTGGACGTTTCTCACCTTCAAATCCGTCAAAATACATTGGTGATTACAAAAATATTATATATCGTTCCTCATGGGAATGTAAAGTAATGAATTGGTTAGATAAAAATCCCGACATAATTGCATGGGGTTCAGAAGAATTGACCGTACCCTATAAATCTCCTGTTGATGGACGATTTCATCGTTATTTTCCCGATTTTCTCGTCAAACTCAGAACCAAAGACAATACATTGAAAACCTTAATGTTAGAGGTTAAACCAAAAAAACAAACTCAACCACCAGAAGTAAAAAAAAGAAAAACTAAACAATACATCAATGAGGTTACCACTTGGGGAGTTAATCAAGCCAAATGGAAAGCCGCTAATGAGTATTGCATGGACCGTGGTTGGGAGTTTAGAATTTTAACTGAAGAACATCTAGGACTATGAACTAAATAACCATTATGACTACACCATCTAAATTATCACTAATATCTGCCGAGAAAACTACGGCACAACTTGACTTTTTGTCCAAAGAATCATACAAATGGTTTTTAGAAAGAATTGCTGATATTCAAAATCCTTCTAGGTTAGCTACGGAAATAAACAGAGAAGGATTCAGAAAGGTCAGTAGATTCGTTTTAGGTGGATTATATTGTTTTTACTATGACCCTAAGACCAAAGATAAATTACCATATTATGACAGATTCCCTTTGGTATTGGTATTAGACAGACAACCTGATGGATTTACTGGTTTGAACCTTCATTATTTACCAATTAAATATAGAGTGGCATTTTTGAATAAGTTAATGTCCTATGCATCCTATAAAGACGAGGACGAGATTAAGCGACTGAGAGTAACATACGAGATTTTAACGTCCTCCAAGCGCTTTAGAGAGTTCAGGCCATGCTTCAAAAAGTATTTAAACGACCATGTCCAGTCAAAAATACTTGCCATCCAACCTAACGAGTGGGAAACGGCGGTATTCTTGCCAATGCAACAATTTAAGAAAGCCAAACCACAAAAGGTCTGGCAAGAATCGTTAAACGAAATAAGGAAAAGTTAAATGCCTGGTTCTATATCAGACTTTCAAACAAGTTTTAAACAAGACCTTGCCAGACCAAGTAGGTTTCAGGTAGATATTCCTGTACCTTTGACATTGTTACCATACATTAGGTCTTCCAGAGGCGTTTCAATGCGTTGTGAACAAGCACAACTTCCTGGACGAACATTTGCTACAACCGAACAAAAGATTGGATCGAACCCAATTGAAAAGTTTCCATACGAAACAACATATAATGACCTCGATTTAACTTTTATTGTTGATGATGATATGAGTCAAAAAGTTTTCTTTGATGCGTGGATGAATTACATTAATCCAACATACAATTATAATTATAGATACAAAAGTGATTATGCAACAATTTTAACAGTTACACAATACGATGTAACGAATCAACCATCATATTCAATTAATTTGTTTGATGCTTATCCTGTTTCCATGAATCAATTGGATTTGGATTGGTCGAGTGATGGTTATCATAAATTAACTATAACTTTTGCATACACTTATTGGAAAAACAATTCACTACAAGCTCTTGGTATGGAACTTGTCGATGCAGGTATTTCTGCTGTTGCAGATGCTGTTGGTGGATTAAATGCAGTAGGTGCTATTGGTACAGGTTTGAATTCTCTACCTGATGCCGTTTCTTCTGGTTCAGTTGAATCAGTTAAATCTGTTTTTGGTCGTTGATTATTTTATTAAGGAGTTATTATGGCTTTACCTAAACTTGATGTGCCAACATATGAAATTGAATTACCAGTTTCAAAAAAGAAAATTAAATTTAGACCTTTTCTTGTAAAAGAACAAAAGAATCTTTTGATGGCAATTGAATCTGGTGAGAGTACCACGATTCAACAAAACGTACATGATATTCTGTACAACTGTACGATTACAGAAGGTGTTGAGATTGACAGATTGCCAATCATTGATGTTGAATATTATTTTGTTAATTTACGAGCAAAGTCTGTTGGTGAAATTATACAGGCAAGATATCGTTGCAACAATAATGTAGATGATAAAGAGTGTGGCAACATCATGGAAAAAGATGTTGATTTAACCACAGTCAAAGTTGATATGCCTGAGGGTGTGGATCCTGAAATTAAATTGTCGGATAAAATCATCATTAAGATGAAATATCCAGAATTTGGTTTAATTAAAGATTCAATCAACTTAGATGATATCAATGATGTTACTTTCAATATGATTGCCAATAGCATAGAATACATTTATGAAGTTCCAGCAGAAGAATTTCATTATGCAAAAGAATCTCAACCAGGTGAAATGTTGGAATTTGTTGAGAGTATGAATCAAGAACAGTTTGAAAAGGTTGAAGCCTTTTTTAATGTGTTGCCAAGAATGAAACAAGATGTAGATATTACTTGTAGTAAATGTGGATTTAATCACCACATTACAGTAGAAGGCCTAGAAGATTTTTTCGGCTAACTTTTCGCCATGACAATTTGAAGAATTACTACAAGACTAACTTTTCATTGATACAACACCATAAGTATAGTCTTACTGAACTTGAGGCCATGATTCCTTGGGAAAGGGATATCTACGTCACCATGCTAATACAGTATATTGAAGAAGAAAATCAAAGACTAAAAGAAAAGCAGAGAAAATAGTAGATGCCTGTTCAAAAGAAACATAACGGTAAAAGTGTCGTAGGTTATACTGCCACAGAAATGGGGCATACCGATTCTACGCTCACCAAGGATGAAAATAATCCTGCTCGCATGTTTTGGTACTATAAAAACTCCGATGGAACCACTGGTGATCCAATGAATGTTAAAGACCAAGATGAAATGCTTGGTCTTATGGATTATAAAAAGGCCAAACAAATTCGCAAAAAATCTTTTGGCACTCTAATAGCCGAACAAGAAGGTGGTCTAGGCGAATCTATCAAGTCTGCAATCTCCCAAAAAACAAAAGCAAAAGTAATGGGTATAAAGGAAGCTTTCGACCCAATGAATATTGCTAAGAAAATGACTTTTGGATCCAATTGGGCGCCAGCCATGATGGGTAAAGCCATGGGTAGAAAACAAGAAGATATTGCACACTTTACTGGTGCAAACATCAAAACATCCAAACTAGGTCGTACTGCTGCTCTCAATCTTAAAGATAATGATGACACAGAAGATGCGCCTACGCCAGCCATTGAATCAGTCAAAGCAATCTATAAAATTCTCAAAGACCGTGAGAAACAAACTAAAGATTGGAATAAAAACGATGACAAGTTTGATAGAACCGATAAAAAACAAGAAAATTTACGTCATCAAGAATTATTAAAAGCTTTATCACTTAGACGAGCCAAAAAAGAAAAAGAAGAGCCTACTAAGAAAAAAGTAGAAGAAGAAAAGAAAGAACAACCAAAGGTTGAAAAGCCTAAAGCTGAACCCACTAAAAAGAAAGGTGCAGAAAAGGCTCCTAAAAAAGAAGAAGTAAAACCCACAGAAAAGGCACCACCAAAAGAACCTAAAAAGACTGCTGAAAAGGTTCAAAAAGAAAAACCTAAAGAAGTTAAAAAAGAAGCAGAGAAACCTAAAGAGGTTAAAAAGGAACCTGAAAAAGTTCCAAAGAAAGAAGAGCCAACTCCACAAAAACCAGCTGAGAAAGTTCCTTCTAAAGAAGTTGCAAAACCTTCTGCTGAAAAAATATCAGAACCACAACAACTGGGTAAATTAAGTTCAAAATTTGAAACTGGTGGTGCCAAAAATGCAGCTGCCATAGTTGGATGGGATTCAACCGGTGGAACTAGTTATGGTACTTATCAAATAGCTTCAAAAGTTGGAGCTATGTCCTCATTTTTGGCTTTTGCTCAAGCAAAAGGTGAAACCGATATAGTATCTAGATTAAAATCCGCAGGTCCAGCTGACACAGGTGGAAAATCTGGACCATTTGTAGATGAATGGAAAAAAATTGCTGCGGAAAAAGGAGCGTCTTTTGAAAAATTACAACACGATTTTATTGAAGATTCCCAATATAAGCCTGCAGCACAAACATTACTAAAAGGAACAGGTTATGACGTTGAAAAACAATCTCCTGCCATAAAAGATGTTTTTTTTAGTACAGTCGTGCAACACGGACCAGGTTCACCAAAATATAATAATGGTGCTTACGGAATATTTAAAAAAGCAATTGATGATAATGGAGGTTCTGGTGCTGATCCAAAAAAGATAATATCGAGTGTATATGAAATACGAGCAACTAAATTTAGTTCAAGTACGGAAAAAGTTAGAGAAAGTGTACAAAAAAGATTTGTACAAGAAAAATCTTTGGCTTTAGATATGTTGAATCAATCAGGTCAACAAATAGACCAATCTTCTAAAGAAAATTCACAAATACGAGGTGAGTTAAATAAAGATACGTCATCATCAACTACTTTGAATAATACAACGGTTAATCAATCCGTTCAATCAACATCATCCAGACGACCAAGAGTGGATGATAGACCTGCACTTGTTGTGAAAGGCGATAAAGGATAATGGAATACAGAGAAGCGCAAAAGATTAGAAAGAAGTCATTTGGCACCTTACTTGCTGAACAAGAAGGTGGCTTAGGCACATCTTTGAAAAAGACCATTTCTTTAAAATCTCAAGCCAAAGCTAAAGGTATCAAACAAACCTTTGACCCAATGAATATTGCCAAGTTTATGACATTTGGTTCTAATTGGGCACCTGCTATGATGGGCAAAGCCACAGGTAGAAAACAAGAAGATGTCAACTTCTTTACTGGTGCTAGAAAAAAAGGTGAGAAGGCTGAACAAGTTCCACCTGGAGAAAAAGCCACTAAGATTCCAAAATTAAGCCGTAGTTCTGGTGGATTAGACAAAGTATTGGAAAAAATATTCTCATTGATGAATAAGTCTTTTGAGGATGAAAATACCCGTAGAGAAGAAAAGAATAATTATAAAGAAGAAAACGAATTAGAAAAACTAAAACGACATAAAGAATTGGTTGAAGCAATTACAGGTAAACCATATAAAGGTAAAGCAACTGCTACAAAAGTTAAAGAAGATTCCGGTGCCTCAATGTTGGAGATGTTACTGGGTGGCAGAGCAATGGTTTCAACCTTAATGAGTGTGTTGAGTTGGTTTGCTGGTCCTGTTGGAATTGCTTTGTTAGGTGCTGCTTCAATTGCCGCATTAGCATATCTATTAATCAACGATAAAAATGCAGACGAAACAAATAAAGGCATTTTAAATGCTGGCCAAACAGATGGTGGTTTAGGTGCAGCCATTCAAGAAGTAAGAACGGATGAAGTTGCCAGTAGAAAAGCAGTAGTGCTTCGTGAAGCTCACAAAAAAGGAATAATCAAAGCTTCTTGGTATGAATTCGATAAACAAGGCAAAGAAGAAAAAGAATATTTAAAATCTATTGGTTTTGATGATAAAACAGGATTAATACAAAAAGATAGAGATAATGGATTTAATGCTGTCGATGAAGATGGAAATCCATATCGCTCAGAAACAAGAGCAAAAGAAGAAAATCAAAAATCACAAGAAATGCCTTCAGAAGCAAATACAAATCCTGGAGCAACTGCACCAACATCAGAAAATAACACCAATAATAATACTCAAGAAAATTCTGGTGCAACAGCAACAGTAGTTAAAGAAACTCCAGCTGTTACTGCAATGGCCGCAAATGCAACACAAGCACCAACTGCACAAGCACCAGCAGCAAGTCCATCACCTACAACTGCATCAGCTTCAGAATCACCAACATCTTCAACATCAGCACCTGCGGCCACACCAATGGAATCTCCAAATGCTGGTGCAAAACTGAATACTGCAAGTGCGACAAATCAAGAATTACAAATACCTGATTCAAAACCCGATGTAAGTACAAAAGTTACCAATACGCAAGTTGCAACTTCTTCTGCAACACCTCCACCCAAACCCCATCTACCACCTGTACGGAATATGGAAGCATCTTTCCGTAAAATGATTCTAGCAAGCACACGAATCGTTTAACCAATAAAAAACCCCGCCGAAGCGGGGTTCTTTTTGTCTTTCTAAAACTTAGAAAACACGGGTATAATTAACTGCATAAATCTTTTGGTCAGCATCACCATTTACACGGTCATAGCGAACACCAACATAATCTTTCTTAGTCAACGCATAACTTAGACCATAACGCATTGTATTTGTTTGGTCATTGTATTTGTTTGGATCATAAGCGCTACGATAACGATACCCAACCCTAGCGGTTAGACCAGTTTGACCAATAGTGTATGTAGCACCTGGTTCTACTGAGTAATAGTAGTTACTGGATGTGTTACTAAACTTTTCACCTGTAGCTGCACGAATATACAAACCCCCGCTGTGGCCAATTGGTTGAACATAACTTAAACCAGTTTCCACCCTAGTAGTTAGAGCATTAGTGCCGTCAGCTTGAGTGTTTTGAAATTGAATATCACCAGTCAATTTTTCAACAAAATCTTTTCTCACAGTTAAGTTGTATTGACGTTGATTGGCAGATTGTGCATTATCAACATTCGAACCTTCAATTGTGAAACTGTCAACGGCAAAAACTGAACTGGATGCGGCCAAGGCCAAAATTGCTAAGATTTTTTTCATTTTTAATCCTTATAATATGAAAGTAAATGCACCTGCGGTTACGAGCAACAATGCTGCCCAACTACCGAGTGCTTTATAATATGTTACGAGTGGCGTACCAAAGTAACGATTGCCAACCATAACACATTTGTGAGTAGGACTCAACAAGTAACCAGCATAATCTACTGCAAAAAACCACATAAAATATTCTTGGCCAAATAATTGAGCCATCAAGACGGCAATTGCAATAAACTTACCACTACTACCCATTAAGAAACTAACCACAAACCCAACAATGGAAATTAAGACCATGCCATTAAATGAGTGTGGGTCGAAACCCAAACTTTTAATGTACGATACAAAATCATCATTGTGTGATTTGAATATGTTACCAATAATGATAACTACACCAACTGTAAACAAAACTTCCCAATTTACATATCCTAATAACTTCTTATAGTTCCATTGTTGTGTAATGAAAATATAATAAAAGGCAAGTAAACCAAAAATTGTGAATACATTTTTTTCTCCACCAACATAGATGTATGTACCGATAGCAACAAACATAGGTAATACATTGCGAATTACTGTGCTTACTTTGAAGTTATCTGGTTTAATTACAATATCTTCATCCTTTACTTCACTCCAAATATACCAAGAAATGAAAATAAAACTAACCACTAGTAATGGTGCAATCATACCCATAAAGGTTGCATAGGTAAGACCAAAGGCTGCAATAGGAAGAACTACTGTCTTTTCTAACGGCGACCACATATAATAGTGATGCGTTGATAGATAATCAACAATGCCCATCTTTTCACGACCTTTACCCTCTTTTGGTGCAACGGTGTCCAACAAACCGGCTGATACTGTTACTCTACCTTCAATTGGTAAAATGCCACCAATAGCAGATAAAAGAACAACAACAAATTTGTTTGAACGGAAAGTATTCTTAACATAAGAGTACGCTGGGGCGAAAAGGTTATATTCTTTTGCTAGTCCAGCAGAAATCATTATGAAGAAAACCATCCATAGATAGCCTAAGCCACCTGTAAGTTTTAATAAATCCATATTTAAACTCCGTTTTCAAACATAAAAAACCACTCCGTTTTACGGGAGTGGAGACCATGTAGTTCAAAGAACCACATCGCATTTCAATTTATTCTTCGTCAGCAAGTTTCGAAAAATAAGAAAGGTCATCATCTTCCGATGTACTATCTTTAAATGGTGAATCTTCCGCTTTGGCTTTAGGTGCATCAAAAGTTTTTGCTTTGACTTGCTCTACGGTTGTTTTTGGTGCTTCACCATTTAAACCAAGAACCTTATCTAGGCGTGATTTCAATACATCATAAGTTTTGAATTCTTTATCGCCAGTCATTTCTGCCAACGAGAATTCGGATTTCCAAATTGATTCAAGTTCATCATCATCAGACAACAAAGCAGAAGGAGAATCAAACTCAGACTTATCATAGTTCTGATAACCTTCAACTTTACGAATCTTCAACTTGAAGTTAGCACCTTTCCACAAATCAAACGGATTGATTGCGGTTTCATCTTCAAATTGGGGATTCATTGCTTCGGTAACCTTATCAAAGATTTTCTTACCGAATTTGAATAGTTTTACTTTGCCTTCGTTTTCTGGATGCTTAGGATCAGAAACGATATAGACGTTAGCAATATAATTTAACTTACGCTTTTGTTTACGAACAACATCTTTGTTTGCTTCGATGCCAGAATTCCACAAAGCAGAATTATGTTCACAAACAGGACATTGTTGATTTTTGGTTGTCAAACAGTTATCAATTAACCAACCACCAGGTCCTTGAAAACCATGTGAGAAGATTTTGATCCAAGGCAAAGCATCATCACCATCGGCTGCAGGTGCTGGGAGAAAACGGATTGTTGCCATGCCGTTGCCGGCTTTGTCTACTTCTGGACGCCAGAAGTTATCCTGCTTTTCAGCTGCCCCACCATCATTGGTGTTTAGTGCTTCAATTGCTTTGGAGAGTTTGTCGAGATTGCCAGATTGGCGTTTGAGATTTGCAAAAGAACTCATTGTACTTCCTTTCGTATAAACGGATTATTAACGGTGTATGAACGACTTATCCACAGACTACTCATTATATAATATTATTTAGGCGCTTGTCAAGTATATATTGGATGTATACCACATCAAACATATTCCAACCAGCCCGTCATAATATACTTTTCCCCATTGAGTGGTGGGTTACCACGATGTAAGTGGGTGAATCCAGCAGGCCAAATTACAAGAGTTCCTTGTTTAGGAGTAACTCTCATGCTTTGATATAAAAATTCCGTTTCACCACCCTCTTTTACATCATTCAGGTAAATCATCCATGCCAAAATTCTATTTGAATGAGATAAACCTGCATTTTCTGAATGCCAAACATGATAACCTTCCGTTGGCATAGTTTTTTGGATTTTTATTTGTAACATTTCATGTTTGGGATATTGCCTCAAAGAACTATAAGTGTCGGCATATTCTTCATATTTTTGCCAAAAATTATCTACAAATTGATTAACATTTGGATTTTGACCACCAACACCCCATAGAAGCATTGAAAGACTTTCTTTTTTAAAAAGAGAAATTGCCTCATCATTTTTTGTATTCAAACTACGTTCTACTGAATTTCTTCTAAAAGAAAAACCTGCAGCTTTCATTTTTTCAAAATGATTTATATAATACTTGCAAGTTTCGGGAGATATAGTATTTTCAAAAACACCAATAAAATCTTTAATCATTTTTTCCAATCAAATATACATCTTTAAAATGCCAATAGTTGTAGTGATATCTTGGTGATGAATTGCAATACCACCATCTTGTCGCCATTGGTCAATATTTTGTTCTGTATCATCTATCAACAAAGAAGTTTCGGTTGCATATTTTCTTTTCAGTCTTTTACCTGGAACAAGAACAGGATTAAATTCAATACTATGCGTTTTCAACCATTCTAATTTTTGTTTTTGAATTGCTTCGTGTTTTGATTCTGAAGATGTTGAAGATAGAATTTCTGTTGGTACAGATAAATTTCTTAAAAAATCAATTAGAACCATTGCATCAGGCATCAAATCAAGTGTTGCAAAATTTTCACCTGAAATAAATTGTAAAAAATATTTTTCAAAGGTCTTATATGTATCTGCTTCTTTTGGTTCAATATCATATAATTCTTTGTAACGCTTATTGAAGTCGGCAATCACTCCATCCATGTCCAAATAAATCTTGGTAATTTTAGTTTCAGCCATACTCTTTAATTTTTTCTTTCAATATATGTGTATACTTTGTTTTATCATATTCAATAAATGGTGTGTATTTTTTAATGATTCTATAATATGTTGGCCAAATGATATCTTCGGTGATATCTCTTTCCCATCTTGGCATACAACCTACTACATCAACTAAAATACAAACAGTTTCCAATGATATCTTTTCATTCATCAACTTGGTGATTATCATTGGCCAACCACCTTCAATTGGTTTCAAAATATCATCACGGGTAACAAATTCTGCACCATCTACCAAATCGAATAGGTATATTATATCATTTTCAAAGGTATAAGTCAAGCTTTGTTGCGTTTTTTGCCATTTTAAATAGTTTTCGTTGCCATCCTGCAACAGTTCACCTACCCAATCACCTTTACCTTGTATAAAATTGGAAATATAGAAGTTTTTTAATTCTTCCAAACTGTATTTACGACTCAACTTATAGAATTGGTATTTGTCTTTTCTTATGGAAAAGGTTTGTTTGGATACATTGGTTTTGCCATGATATTTAATATAATCATATGAATCGGAAGTAAAGTGCAGCTTTAAGGCATTCCACAGAGCGTAGGCTGCAAAGCCTGTATTCTCGGTCATAGTGGCAAGCGTGAACTCTTTTTCAACATATTGGCATCTTGTGCTTCTTCTTTAATCTGGCTTTTGAGTGCCGGTGATATTAGAGTGGAAGCAACTTCAATTTCTAAACCAGTTTCTTTGCAATGGTGAATAATGGCATCCATACGAGTAGTTCGTAATTTTTTAGCCAATTCTTCAATCAAAAAACTAAACTGTTTAATCTCATCTTTTGTGGGCATACTTATTCCGTTCAATTCAAAATATCATTATACATCATAAACATTAATAAAGCAAGTGTTACTTATAAAATATGTGGTTGCCTATTTGTGTTACTCGTTTTAATTTCCATCCAGGATTAACATACACAGCATGGTAATACATGGCATCTTGTTCGGAAATTAAATCGTGTGCAACCGATTGTGTTAAAGATTTTCTGGCAACCAATAAAGATTCTTCCCATTGGTATTTGTTTCTTACCATATTCTTAACTGAGTTACACACCCATGAAAACTGGCATACCATAGAACCATTGATTGTGTTCTTTTGGCGGACAACTCCACAAATATTACTTGCAAATTTACCTGATTTAACACGATTGATTGTTACCTGTGCTACAGCTAATTTGCCTTCATATGATTCACCGGCAGATTCATAATAAATGTTTTCCGCCAAGCAATCGACTTCTTTGCTAAATTCTTGGACAACTTCTTTGCGAATTAAATCTTGTGCAAAGCTTGTTGATATTGGATTAATAAAATTAAATGCAATTAATGTTACTGTTAATAAACCTATAACTAAATTGTTTTTACATCGTATCATCTTCTCTCCTTGTTGATGGCCGCATAATAATGCGGAGAATCCCAATTACGAATTAGATTTTTTCGTTTTTATTTCTGGTTGTTGGGGGGTTTGAGAAACAAAACCATTGAGCATTTCTGCTTTCTTGATAATTTCTTCTTCTGAGGGGAATGATGGAAAACCGGGATGTGATGGTGAAGGTGTTCCGTTAATTTTGGATTCTTCTACCTTGGTTGACCATTCGTTGCTAATGACTTCACGTTTACCATAGTATTCGTCTGTTAGCATATCTTTCGCCATTTTTAAAAGTTCTAGGCGAATTTCATAGGGTGTCATACTCATATTGTTACTCCTTGTGTGTGTTATGTGTGTTTATCAGCTATATGTGTGTTGCTGATATACTTATTTAGTACCAAGTGATTCTGTTGCTAAGTTCACTTGGAAAAACTCCGCTTACCTATTAGGCAGCAAGTGCATACTTATTATCGTTTGCGTTTAATTTAAATGCTTCTTCGACCGAGTTTCCTCAATCCTAACGTCTTTAGCTTTGACGATTCTCCATTGTTATACTTATTGCCATGTCGAATCTAGGCACCCCCATCAGAAGTATATTGCCATTCTCATGTTTGCTACCGATAACTCGGTTCGTCAATATACTTTTGGTGGAGGTGGTGGGAATCGCACCCACGTCCACAACAACTTTCAAACAACTTCTACGAATTCTTTAAAACAAATCTTTTTTGGCTTGCTCTTGGTCTTCCTCAAAATTACTCCAATCATAAGTTACCAGAGAATATATCCAATAACCATATAAGAAGAAAATGAGAAATAGTAAAATTAATTTATCCATAAGACTATTATACTCTAATATTTATCAAAAGGCAAGCATTTTTTTCATTATTACCAGTCCCGACCCACCACCTATTTTATAATATGAAATAGGAAACATTTTAATTACACCAACTTTGTTTAGCTTCACCATAGTATTCCCGTGCATATCCTTGTTGGATCAACATGGAACGCAACGATTTACCATCTAATATTACATCACCTAGGACACGACCACCATACTTGTCCCAATCCATTAATACCACTTGTCTTGAAGTGGAACCATTGATAACACTTTTGGTAAATGCCGTTGCGGCTTGGCCACGAGCATCTTCGGATGGACATTGTGCTCTAAATCCTTTTTCTGGTGTGTCTACACCAAATACACGAATGGATAATTCTTTCTTCAATGGGTCTGGCAACCATAGTGCTTGAAATGCAACTGTATCACCATCAATTACTCTTGTAATCGTTGCATTGTATGTTACACCTTCTTTTTGTTTCTGTGCAAATACGGTTGTTGAAGTAATTAGTAATAATGCAATTAAAATATTTTTCATTTATATTGGTCCTTATAAAATTTTATGGCTTTTACCAAACCATCAATGTGGTCCTCGGTTTTTTCTTGAAACAACAAAGGTTGTTCATTTTCTACTGCCATAATAATCACCAAATTATCAATTGTTACACCAATAAGTTCTTCATACATCAATGCATATGCAGCTGTCTGCCAAAAGTAATCTTCAATTTCAACTTTTGTTTTTATTCTTTTGGATGTTTTAAAATCGATTACTGATAATTGTCCATCAAACTCACCAATACAGTCTACACGACCTGCGAGGCCTAATTGTTTAGACCATAAAGCACATTCTTGGTAATGAATATTGTCAATACGATTGAGTAGTGGTTTGAGTGATATAAACATTTCTTTTGCATCAGGCATTACATCACCTAATGATTCATTATTTAAATATCTCTCACATAATGTATGTACATTTGTGCCACGACCTGTGGCCTTCTTTGAGATTGCATTAGCGGTGGCTTCACCTACTCTTTTACGCCACGCCATGATTGCGTCCTTCTTCATGGCACCCAATACTGTAGTTACTGAAGGTAGTTTAGTGCCATCAGATAAAGTATAATATCTTTTACCATCAGCAGCTGTTTCGGATTTTAAATCAGGTAATTCTTTTGGAGGACAATAGTTGAACATTATATTTCATTTTCTTTTTTTACTTTTCACAGGTTTAGGTGTGAATAATCTAGGAACATCCTGTTGCACGGGTGCAGAAGGATTCACAGGTTCAACTTTACGATGAATTTCTTTTTTTGGAATTAACAAAAAGGGTATTTGCACTTTATTGATTACCATTCTCTAGGTGCTTTAGTTTTGTGTCCAGCTTTGATTGTATTGTTACCAACACTTTCTTTCATACGACCAATGACATATTTTTCAAATGTGGAATCCGCTTTACCAATTCCAGGAACCGACATACGAATACCATCAGACATAATGGGAAGATTTTCCGCACTATGATATTGTTCCAAATGTGGATTATCCAATTTAAATTGGTCTAATACTGTATAAGACATACGGTGTTCTTCTACTTCACCTGTGTCTTTATTTAAAAAATCATATGACGGCATTATACCACTCCGGTTTGTTGCGAGAATTAATTTTACCTTTCCAGCTGGCAAGGTGTGTCTTATTACTTATATAGTAGTTGTGATAGGACTTAATTGAATCGCCTGAAACTTTGAGTTCATCCGGCATGGCTGGTGTTGGTTCAGTAAATGGTTTGTTTGGAATATTTTTTGGAAAGTTATTTTTAAGTGTTTGCATCAAACCAATAGATTCAACCTTATGCACCTTACCATAACGATAAGAATATTCTTTGCAACATTCTTCTAGAAGCTCAGCAAGCCACATATAATTTTGGTCTGATTGTCTTACCCAAACTGCTGAAGGATGATTAACATGAGTAGCGGAATAAAGCACTTGCTCACGCTCATCAGAGAGAACGTATTGCTGCCGTTTGCGACCAGACTTAGATAAACCAATAGTAAGAACACCGTCAATAACACGGTGTGCGGTAGAAAGTAATTGAGCATATTCAAGTATCATCTTTATACAATGTTTGTCAACATGCATTTCTGCACACTTTTGTGGATTTTTATCAAGGTAAAATATATTCATAATGTATCATTCTCAATTTCAAGGTTAAAATTAATTACAATTCTATGATTCTTTGAAGGCAAACTACTAGCATGCCAAGTTGAACCATCAAAAATTACTGCTCTGTTTTTCTTAGGTGTAATTTTTTGTACTAATTCACTATCTTTTTCTTTACCAAAAAAGTAAGTATCACCATCACTATCATTAACATAATATAAAATAACCAAATGTGGATAATTC